CCAATCCTTTTTGTGACAACTGTCTTGAGGAAGATTGTGAGGTTTCCTTGGACGGAACTTGTCGTGCAATAAGGATATATTTGCATGGCAGGCAGTATTACAACAAAGATGTTGTAAGATAACGTCTTTAATCACCGGCCCGCCATGGGGGAACCGTGATTTTGATACGCGCACGGAACGCGCACTTACGCGAAAGATCGCGCGTGTGAGCGGGTCGGGTGTATTTGCTTGTTATCTTTTAATTTTTAAATTTGAAGGAGTGATTATGGCACCAAAAACATTATTACCACTACCATCTCCAGAGCATAGAAAGGGCGGATGGTCTGTTGACGTTGGGTTTACCAAATCTGTGCAAGCAGCAACCGAAAACCTCCTGTACGGCATTGACGCAGTTCCTTCCTTGGAACAAGTAGAGGCTGTATTACTTGCGGCAAATGTACAGTTTTTGCGGAACATGTCAATCACGTTGGAGGTACTCGACAGCGCCCGATGATGTGGAGCGCGTAGCGGTCCACATCATCGGCCATGCTCAGCCGCGTAGTGGGCACGGAACAGAGCTTAATTTACACACAAAAATCGCCGCCGCTCACTACGTCGGCTGGAGCTAATTGGTATGCCAAATTGTAAGGATAGGGACTGCAAAGTTTCTCTTGCGCCAGGCGCTGTTTATATTGCCGCTCGAATAATTGAGATGTTTGACCAACCAACAATGGCAATACAGGCATTAAAAACAGCGAATTTGACAGTCGATGATTTTTCGCAAGCCGCTGAATGCGATCTTGAAATACTTAGGCCATACATGCAAGCGCTACCGAAAGGCAAGTGAGGCATAACAGTGTTAATACATGGACAATTTACACCATATCGCGTATTAAGTGATAAACATGGAAAATAAAACTCTATCCGTGATATGAGTGAGCAACCCAGAGCCCCTGTTGTAAGAAGGAAGAAAAACGACCAGAAGGCCATCGAAGCCCTGCAGAAAGAGCTTCGGGATGCTCGGATAAAAAAAATCACTGGCGTGATCACGGTTGAGCTTACGATGAAGGACGGGGGGGTTTCCCGGGCTCACTGCTCAACAAAATACCAGATATAAGTTATTTGACATTTCACTTTCTTTGGATAATACTAAATGTAGTTTTCAATAATTAAATATTTAACTGGCAACTGACACTACCTCGCCTCTGCATGCCAAGCGGGATAAAGGTTAAGCCCGGTTTGTTTCTTCTGGATTTCCGGAGGGAGTAAACCGGGCTTTTTTTGTTTATGGGGAAGAAAAAGCAACGATACAAATATGCCTGGGAAGCCATCGAGAGAGAATACCGCTCCGGACAATTCTCCCAAGGGGAGATAGCCAGAAGGTACGGATGCTCCAGGCAAGCTATATCAAAAAAAGTTAAACGGTACGGGTGGAAAAAAGATTTATCGGAAGCTGTTTCAAAGGCCGCAAATTCAAAACTTGTTGATATTGATGCAGGGGTTGCGGGTGGGGTTGCCACCCGCAACGCGAGGGACGATGCAAAGACAATTGAACTTGCTGCATCAAGGCGTGTTGCTGTTATTGAGCTGCATCGGAAAGATATCAATTCTTTGCGACAACTCGAAGAAGAGTTGATAGCAAGGCTGATGGACAAACCTGAAAAGGTTTACATAACTCAGTACCAGGGAAAAATTATACAAAAGAAATTATCGCTAACCGTGTCTGAAATGGCGCAGGCAGCGAATAACTTGGCAAACGTCCAGCACAAGAGAATACAGCTTGAGCGACAGGCGTACAATCTGGACAGCGGGAATGATGACGACAAGTTGCCAGGCGTTGTAGTCCACGACCACGGGAAAGATTCTTATGACAACTCATAAGTACATTTTCAATCCGCCCGGGGAAGTTCTCAAAAAATACTATCTCGACCGGTCGCCGGTTTCGATCATTACCGGACCTTTGGGTTCTGCGAAGACAACAACCACTTGTTACAAAAAGTTCGCTCTAATGCGGGAACAGGCACCAAACGCTTTTGGTATACGGCCAACCAGGTCGATAGCGATCAGGAACACATACGGGGAGCTCCTTTCAACCACGGCAAAGGATTTCACAACCATTTTTTCCGACCTTGGAGTGTTTAAGCAGGGCGGCAAGGAGCCGCCGTCATTCAAGATGAGGTTCAGGCTCCAAGATGGAACGATAGTTGAGCATGAAATGCTCTTCATTGCTCTTGATCGGCCAAAGCATGTAAAGAAGCTCAGGGGCCACCAGGTAACATGGTTCTGGCTGTCTGAGGTTAAGGAGCTGCCAAAGGACATAATTGACATGGCAGACCTTCGGCATGGACGGTACCCATCAATGTTGTTGGGTGAGGTACTGCCGACTTACTCCGGGATGATCGGAGATACCAACCAGTGCGATGAGGACCATTGGCTATATGACTTCCAGGAGGTTAAAAAGCCGGCAGGTGACCTTCCGGACTGGTCTTTTTTTGTGCAACCGGGAGGGGTTGTTCAGAAAAACGGCAAGTGGGCGCTGAACAAGCAGGCTGAAAACCTGAACAATCTTCCACCTGGATATTACGACAAACGCATACAGGGAAAGAGTGATGACTGGATAAAGGTCAATCTCGGGAATCAGTATGGTTTTGTGATGGACGGTAAGCCGGTTCATCCAGAATACAACGATTCGGTACACTCGGTTGACAATGTTGACTACCTCACAGATGTACCGATTGTACTTGGGATTGATTTTGGCAGAACCCCGGCCTGTGCGATCCTGCAGCAGATAGGAGAATCATGGTACTGCCTGGATGAGTTTGTCACGGTCAATATGTCAGCTGCCAAGTTCGCCCCTGCCCTGCTTGTTTACCTCAACAGAAATTATCCAGGGTGTGCTTTCATCGGTTGGGGAGATCCTGCAGGAGCAAACAAGGGCGAAGTCGTTGAGCATTCAGCAATCGAGACCCTGAACGCAACCGGGATCCCGTGTGAGCCATGCGAGACGCAGGATCCCCTGCAGAGACGGTCAGCGGTTGCCAATCCGCTCACCGAACTTGGTGTTTCCGGAAAATCAAGACTCCTGATCTGCAAGAAGGCGAAGACCATCAGGAAGGGGCTGGCCGGGAAATTCTGTTACCGGAGACTGCAGGTTGCCGGAGATGAAAAGTACATGGATGTTCCGGACAAAAACGCCTGGTCACACCCGGTCGAGGCTCTTGAGTATGGTCTGATGGGCGAGGGAGAAGGCGTATCAAAGGTGATTGAGGCGAATAGACACGGGTACGAGGAACGGCAAAGCGCCGTATATTAAAAAAACTATGGAGAATAGAACCATGGCCGCAAGAAAAACAACCAGGAAAACAACTGCAAGAAAAACCACACGGAAACAGGAGCCCAAACCCCTGGCTGCAGCCGATGAACAGCCTGATAAGGAAGTAACCACCCCTGATCCTGATGGCCAGGATGTCAACGAGAAGGTTGACGGGAAAGACGAAGACCAGGTGACCACCGCCCAGGTTGATGACGGCAACGGCCAGGATGCGCCGGAAGAGGTTGAGGTCGAATCACCATGGACCCGCGTTGAAGCGTTGAGCGACAACGAGATGGATGTTGAGGTAGTCAACGTAAGCGCTTATCAGCGAAATTCCATGCTCTTGAGGATCCGTGTTAACGGTGAGTTAACCGGCGACGTAATGCTCATTGACCGCATGCACTACAAGCCGCATGACGGAACGTTCGGGACCAGGTGAGAGCAGGGAAAAGCGAGGAATCAGAGGCTGATAAATGAAGCGATCAGAAGCTAACCCCATCCTGCAAAACCTGTTGAGCGACATAGGCGGGCAGCCGCCCTGGAGGGGACGTGCTGCCGTTTGCATGGCGTGGCGCGACAATATCCAGTGGACCAAGGAGCAAAAGGCTTATTTCAAAACTCTTGGTTTGCCGGACAATATGTTTGTCAACCTGATGGCCTCGGCGATGGACGCGGTTACCGGCTATGAGGCCAAGCATCGCGTTGACTGGATGATTACCGCTGCAGACGAGAGACATGACGACATGGCGGAAGCTCTCAATCAGGAGCTTAACGATGCAATGCGCCTGTCCGACGCTAACCATGCATGTTCCGAAGCGTATGAGTCACAGGCGGGGGTTGGCATAGGATGGGTTCATGTGACCAGGAATCCCGATCCGCTTGCAGCCTCAAGCCTGCTGATAGAGGATGTACACCGGGACGAGATGTTTTGGGACATGCTTGCCAGGTCAGAGGATCTTCGCCGTGATTGCCGGTGGGTGGCAAGGAGAAAGTTCTTCGACAAGGACGAGGCAAAGGTTTTTCTTGGCAAAAAACACCACGAACTGATCGACTTCACTTTTTCGGATTACCAGACCATAGATATCGGCGAGGGGAGTCAGGCGGCAGACTGGCTTTCCGAGATGATTGAATACACCGATCCGATTGAACTGATAATGGACAACAATTCAGCCCGCAAGCGGGTGGCGATATATGAGGTCCATTACAAGGTTTTCGAGAAACGAGACCTGCTTATTGTACAAAATGGCTCGGTTATGGTCTTTAACCCTGGCAATAACATACACCTCGAAATGCTGGCCACGGGTAACGGGTATGTGCAGAAAAAAATACCGATAAACGTTGTGCGTGTCGCCTGGTTCCTCGGCCCCTATCTTATCTATGATGGCCCCTCTAATGCACCGCATAACCAGTTTCCGTACATTCCTTTCTTTGGCCCAAGAGAAGACGCTACAAATGCTCCAACAGGATTGCTTGAGCGGATGATGGGACCACAGGAACAATACAATCGCGCTGTTCTGGAAATCCAGAGGATTTTAAGGAGCAGACGTGTTGAAAAGGATATTGATGCTGTTCCGGATATGAGTGACCAGCAGGTCGTGTTTGAGATAAACAGGACAGACGGCGTAATTAATCTCAAGCCGAACCGTAAGTTTGCGGTTATCAGGGAGTGGGACAAACTGCAGGCACTTGAGGGGATCTGTAACAGATCAAGAGACGAAATCAACGCGGCGTCCGGGATATACCAAACGTTCCAGGGGCAGACTGAAGCGAAGCAATCTGGGATAGCGGTAGAATCAATAGCCGAACTCGGAGCGCAAACGCTCGGGAAAATCAATGCAAACTATCAGCTTTCAAGGAAGTTTGTTGGTGATTTGGTATTTTCGTATCTCGTTGAAGACATAGGAGTACAGAGGCGAGTTGTCAACGTGAAGCAGGGTATCGGCCAGCAGAAAAAGCAGGTCGTGCTGAACGATGGCCCTAATAATATGATCCAGATGATGAGGGCGCAGGTTGCACTGCAGGAGGTGCATACCAGCGCAGGGTACAAGCAGCATACCCACCAGAGGTTATCAGGCATCATGGAGCAGATGCCGGACGACTTCAAGACCATTCTGCTCCCGTTCTGGCTCGAAAGCTCTGAACTTCCGAACAAGGAACAGGCGATAAAGCTTGTCAACAAGAAACTCGGGTACGAAGAGGACGAGCAGAGGCGGCAGCTCCTTGAAGAGCAGCAGGCCCAGGATGAGAAACAGCAGCGAGAGCTTGAATTAAGGGCCTTTGTGGCTGAGGTTGAGGAAAAAGAAGCTTCAACAAGGGAAAAGGATGCGGCAGCAAAAGACCGTAGCGCCCAGGCAAGCAACCACATGGCAGAGGCAATTAAGAAGAGGGTTGAAACGGCAAAACTGCTGAGAGAGTTTAAACAGATGGGGATGACCGGTCCTGATAGAAACACAACGGGCCGTAGTACCCCTCGGTTAATAAGCAATACCCAACCGTCTGATCAACGGGAAGGGGTGCCACCCGGGGCATAGGGTGTAATTTTGTAAAAACCGGTGTCGGCAATATGCCTGGCCGACTCCCCACCTTGATGGACGGTTGAAAAGTCCATCCCGTGAGACAACACTGTAAAAACAAGGAGAGCAACATGGGTACGGATGTAAAGCTGGAAGATGTCGATCTGGATGCATTGAGTCACGACGAGCTTGTCAAGCTTGAGGATGAGCTTGCCGAGGCAGACGCAGAAGATGGGACCGGTGGTGATCAGGAAGAATCCCCTGATAAAACCGGAGAATCGAGCGGTGGCAACCAGGATGACGGCGACGGTGACAAGTCTCCGCCAGACAAAGATGATGATAAACCCGCAGGCGATGACCATCAGCAGGATGGTGATGACGACGGGGAGCCCGGAGATGAAAAGCCTGATGCTGCAGCCGAAGAAATGGCAAAGCATATCAGCCCGCCGTCGAAATGGGCAGCCCAGCGTGCGAAACAGAGAGAGCTGAAAAGGCAACTCGAAGAATCGAACGAGAGGGCCGCCAAGGCCGAGGAAGTGGAGCAGGAACTGGCTCAACTAAAGGAAGAGCTTGAAGCGCTGAAAGAAGGTCTTTCGAGCAAGGGAATTGATGTTGTCTCCAGTGATGGGGAGAATCCGTTCTCTGATGAAAAAATCGAGGAACTTCGAGACGAATACGGCGACGAGCTGGCCGACATGATGAAGGCCGCCTCCGTTGTCGTGAAAGCTCAACAGGAAAAAGAGAAGGAAATTGATCTTCCGGGATCCGGTGGTGATTCTCCGGGAAAGGAAGATGTAAAGCCCGATCAGAAATCTGTTGATCCCGACTTTGCAAGCGCATTGGATGATAACAACGAGTTATCCTATTGGCGCGAAAACTCTCCAACTTTGTGGAAGAGAGCCGTAGAGGCTGACGATAAACTTCTTGGCGATGATCCAGAGTACCAGAAGCTCTCCTATACCGAGCGCTTCAAAAAAGTGGTCGAGAAAGTGAAAAAGGATGTTATGTCCGGGGCAGAAAAGACCGATAAGAAAGGGGGCGAATCTGAAGATGATTCTCCGCCATCTTCCCTGTCCGGAAGCCCCGGTTCATCCCAAAATTCAGAAACAAAAAGTGCAATTGATCGAGTTCTTGCCGCTGACACCCCGGAGAGACAGCTGGAGATTTACAACAGCTTGCCGGAAGCACAGCGGGACGCTGTTGATCTTGCGCTTAACATTTAGGCTGGCAGCATGACGCTCACTGATTTTGTAAAAATTCTTATCCGGGTGGCAAAACACTTTGTCGCTGTAGCTGAAAAAGCCCTGGAAGAAACAGAGTCGAAGTAAAAACCTGCCTGCTGTAAAAACCGCTCTCCCCTCGCGCAATGTGCCACGGGAGAAAGCGAAGCCCGTCACGCCGATGGTCGGTCTCATGGGGATAGAGAGAAACAAAGCTATTCTTAATGAGGTACGACCATGGCCGATTCAAGGCAGATTTTAGCGGATAGAATTATCTTCAACGAATGCCAGAAACAGCATTCGCTCCCCAACCTTCTCACCGCCGATGCGCCGAGCATGATTGCTGCGCATGACGGCAAAAAACAGACGCCTGCAACGGCACCGGTGGTTCAGATCAACGATCTGAGCAAGACGCACGGCAACCAGGTTTCGGTCACCATCATCCATGATTTGACTGAAAAGCCGTCGATGGGCCTCAAGAAGCGTAACGGCTACGAAGAGGATATCACCGAGGCAACCTTTAAAATGAAAATCGACCAGTATCACAAGGCCACAAAAGTGCCGCTGATGATCGAACAACAGAAGGTCGGTTTCAACAGGATGAAGCTCGGCCGGCCGCTGCTTACAACCTACCATGGCAATCTTACCGATGAGGTTGCCCTTGTTCATCTTGCCGGTGACCGGGGAACAGATAACTCAGGGGACAGGATTGTACCGCTGGCAAGCGATGCTGATTTCCAGGATATAATGGTAAACCAGGTAACACCGCCGACCTTTGACCGTATGTTCTATTGCGGCGATGCAGGTTCGATTGACGGGACGACAGGCGCTGCCCTCACCACAACCGACCTGTTTACCGCTGCCGATACCAGGAAGTTCAAGGAAAAAATTGAACTGATGGCCAACCCGCCGCAGCCGGTAAGCCTGGCGGCAACCGATAAGAGCCCCGGGACAGACCCCATGTATATCGCTCTTATCACTCCCAAGATGTGGAGTGACTTTGAAGCATCTTCAACTGATTTTCAGCGGTACGTTTCCAACGCCCTGAAGCGGACACAGGGATTCAACCATCCGTTGTTCAAGGGCGAGATGTTTATGAAGGACAATATCATGTTCAAGAAATATCTCAAACCGATCAGCTGGCAGGCTGGAGATTCTGTCAACGTCAGCAATGACGATGATGCCGCGACCGTTTCCAGCCAGACGGTTCCATCCGGTGTTACCGTGAATCGCGGTATCATCCTTGGTGGTCAGGCCCTGGCAATGGCATACGGTTCAGTTCTTCCGGGAGGAATGGGTAACTTCAAGATGGACGGCGAACTGTTTGACCAGAAGGCATGGTGGCGTCAGTGGATGGACTGGATCAGCGGCCTGGCCAAGATCCGGTTCAAAAACAACGCCGGACGGATGAATGATTACGGGGTGTGCTGCTTTGACGCCTGTGTATCAAACTGATAAACGGTTAGGCGTGTAAGTAGTTTTTTGCTGTTTTACTAACAAACGGAGAAAGAAAAATGACGATCAAATCACAAGATTACAAGTCCCCTTCCTGTGAATGCGGAAGGGGTAATATTTCCGGCGATGTAATGTTCTACGTCTTTACCGGTGCTGAAGCTGCAGACACAACCGTTCTGATGCGCAGGATGTCTGAATACAACAGATACGTGCGAATTACAGCGATAGCTGATTCTGGAATGGTAGGAACGGTTGATGTCGGTTACGTGTCCAGGGAAGATGGTGTATCCGATGATCTTGACGCGTTCAAGGCTGCTGTTGACATTTCTACGGCAAATCAGGCCGTGATTACAGACGTTGTTGAGGTTCCCTTGAAACATGACGTTGCCATCACCATCAAGACAAACAATTCCGGCAATGCTGGCAAAAAGCTGAAACTGTTTGCTGAGTTTGTGGCCTCTGCGGGATAAGGCAGCGAATCACAGCAGGGGGTAAAAGCGGTACCGCCAATGGTACCACCCGGTACCGCTTTTATTTTTTTACCGGAGATAATGGGAATGAACGGGAACAGCATTGTAACTGAAATTATCGGCATCATTCACAATCCATCTTACAAAAAGAGAGATGTGATATTGAAGTATGCCAACCAGTCAATCGAGGAGATTGCCGGTATCCTTCTTCTTCCGGACCTCAAGGCTGGCCACGACACGGTGAATACCGTGACGTCCGCCAGGCAGGTTGATCTGCCTGATACCTACCACAAGGGTCTGTACCTCGCGCTTGTTTCCGGGAAAGAGATCAATATCCATGAGGATATGAGATCCATGTCACTTGCAACGGGCGGGATTACTGACGAAAGCGGAGACGTGTCGGACGTTGTGGTGCATGGCCCAAATCTTGTCTATCAAGCTATCCCGACCTCTGCAACAGAGATCGAGCTTTATTATTATCGCAAACCGGTACCGATCACAGACAAGACAACAAGCTTTCCGGACGGCTTGAGAGGTAATGACGATTTTGATTGGGCGATCATACACCTTGCCTGCCGGAAAATATTTGACCGGATCGAGGACGGCCGCGAAGGTCCAAAGACCAACACACTGAAGCATGAAAACTATTTCAACCAGAAAATGATAGCTCTTGATATGTACGCATTGATCGAAGGGAAATCTTTTCCGACCAGGCCGACGTTGCCGGTCAGGTGGCCAGGGGTGCAATAATGTCAACACACAACATCCCGATATATACCGGTTCGGTAGGAATCAACAACAGGGTGCCGCCTGTTCGGCTGCCGTTCGACCAGGAAACTGGTATCACGGCACTTGAAAAGGCTGAAGATGTTTTAATCAATCCATCTGGTCAGATAACGACATTACGCGGGAGAGAGTTGGTTGTGCTTGGGCCTTATCAT